ATAGGGATTGGCGTTTTCCTTTCCCTGGCTTGCCTTCTGATGGGCGCTTATAGGTGGTCACGTTCTGGTTTTTCATCCACTTCTCGAAACAGTACAAAAGAAAATCTTGTTGTCTCGGAAAAGAGATTCCATCTGTTGCCTTGACATCGAAATATTTATCTACTGACCACTCCTCCAAAATGGCAGTAATTCCATCAGTGCCATATTTGGGATGCTGGGGGCCTTTGATACTAGCATTCAATGTGCCAAGACCTTCGAGCAACCTTTTGTTGTTTACTCCATAGCGCTTAAACATCATGAGAGAAGCACAGATGATATGGGAATCGAATATCGGCTTGGGGCTCAACCCGTCCAACGCAAGAAGCTCTTCTTTAAAATCATTAATGATTTCAAACCAGTTCAAGTCACGAACTGACGCTGGATTGCAAGACCTATTCAAAGAGGCATACTGCAAGGATTTAGCAATCCCCCCCTTAGCAATCTTTGGAAGGTTGAATCTCCCATGGATCCCCAAAGCTCTATAAACACCCGTAATCTTGTCGGGATTTTTTTCCACTGAATCATCACTATCAAATGTATAATAAAGCTTCTTGGCCTCCTCATCATCCTCTACATTATAGATTACCGCATTAACGTTCTCTGGCACTAAACCCAGTTCATCCTCATCTATAAATGCTTTCCAGCACTCGGCTCTCGTGTTACCGTTGCCTCTAACCATTTTTCCACAAGGATACTTGAACACCGCCACGTCCAGATGGCTTTGAAAAAAGGCCGCTTTGAGAAGCTTCTTAATCTTCGACACACGATATTCTGTTTGCCGCTGACAAAATACTGGCTTCAAGTCTAAAAAGTCCTCAATTGGCATCCAGCTTGTTTCTGGTTGACTTACTTGCTTATAAGTAGGGTTTAATTGAAATACATTATTTTCCATAGTTTTTCCTTATGATTGTTAAACTTTTTTAGAACTTCATACACTCTAGAACATCTTCGCCGACAGTGTAATACACCCTCTTGATGCCCGTAAATTTTAATGCTCCTTGACACATTGTACAGGGCTTGCTCATTTTGAATTCACCATCTTTCCCAACTCGAACAACATAAATGTTTGTTCCTTGTGTAACAGATCGATCCAAATTCAAAACACACCCAAGTTCAGCGTGCAAGGTCGCTTTACCCTCAGTGCTTTTTCGAAAACGATTGCCAAAAGAGCAAAAATTTTCTTTATTATAAGAAACATTAATAATACTTCCACCTTTTACAAGAACTGCTCCATGTTTGATGCCGCCATAAGTTGCTTGCAAGGCAATACGACGAGCTAGTTCCAAATAACCTCTTGTTTTTTTCGATATATTCATATAAATAGATTAACATTTTAAGCTCAAATTGTCAAGCTATTTTCTCACTCTCAATGGTGATGCCGATGATGCCTTCTATAATTTCTTTTATAGATCCGCTTCCCCTTCTTATAATGTCGGCGATGAGGAAGTATACGATATCTTCGATGATTATGCACTACGTGAGGGATATGAACACTATAAGAATAGTGACGAAGATGACAGCCTTCACCATGTATATGCGCAACAGGCTCATATGCGGTGCGTGTATGACGAGCAAAACAGCCCTGCATAAAAACTGCACTTAAAATAAAACAAATATATAAAATTTTTCTCATTTTTAGTTTTCCTTGACGTTTTCGTCTGCTTCAATATCGTAAAACTCAGAAGCTTCACCTTCTCGCTTATCAAATTTAAGAATTACTTCTTCATCCATAATCTGGAGAACTCGATTGCGGAAAACTTCATCCTCAAGCTTCTTTACCCAAGTAACTGACTGGAATTTGACGTTTTCGTCATTTCCCATATCAAGAGAATACCAAGCGCCAGATTGAGTAACGTGCTTTGAACCCTTGACTGCTTCAAGCCACGATTCCTCGTCTTGAATGCCAATCTCATTACCCCAAAGGATCTTAAAGGTGCATTGGCGTCCTTGAGTGCCAAAACGACTCTTCTTAAGAGTAACTTTAACTTCGGAGCCGGTTCTAAATCCTCGTTCGTCTAAAACATATGAGGCTTTAGCTTTTCGGCCTGTTAGCCACACTCGTAACGAATAAGCATAAATCATAGCCTTCCCGCCTGGTGTCATATATGGTTCAACTAAAGCTTGAGAAGGCGAACTAGTGATATTCGTCTTAAGCTGGTTAAGAACCAAAAATGTTGACTGGCTATTTGCGATAGGAACAGTCAATTTTGACATTCCCTTTGCTAGAATACGAGCCTTCACAGCCATTGAGGATTGAGGATTAAAATCCCCTTCAATATCACTAACAGATGGCGTTAGCGCAAGACTATCCCAGATGAAAAGCATTCTATTTTCATTATTAGCTAAAAGATCTTCAATTGTTTCAAGAACAAATTCTACATTTTGAGCTTGGATATACAAGAGGCTATCTAAGTCGCAACCTGTTCGCTCCAGAAAATCTGGATCGATAGCAGATTCCGAATCAAAATAAACTACATCAATGCCTTTCTTTTGTGCGTTAGCAGCAACTTGTGCTGCCATATAGCTTTTACCAGAAGATTCTAGCCCAGCAATTTCAACAACTTTGCCAACAGGAATTCCTGCTAAATGGCCGCGGAGGACAATTGAGTCAAGCCAGCGTGAACCAGTTGGTATCCAATCCTTCACCTCTGTCGGGTTTTCTTCATTCAAGTTATGTGCAAGTGCAATACCAGCCTTTTTGTTGATAAGCTCCCTCATCTGTGTGATTGAGAGCTTACCCACTTTAACTTTTTTTGGCATCATAATCTCTTTTTTGTAAGTTTAGGTGTACGCGACTTTTATTCATCAATCTCCACTAGCTCAACCTCAAAAGTGAGATTTTTTCCTGCAAGTGGGTGGTTATGGTCCAGCAAAACTTCCTCGTCATTAACTGAAGAAATAATCGCTCGAATAGGCTGACCAAGTTGGTTTTCTCCCTGAACTAAGTTTCCAACAACAAAATCAAATCCTTCGGGGAAAGAAGACTTTGGCACCTTAACAATTGCCTCTGGGTTGTGTTCTCCATACGCATCAGCGCTGGTAATTTTAAGTGTCTTGGTTTCACCGGCGGCCATACCAACGACACCTTTTTCAAACGCGGGAACTAAATTCCCCGATCCTAACTCAAAATCCAATGTCTGGCCGCGGTCATGCGAACTATCAAAAACAGTTCCGTCATCTAGTGTCCCCTTATAATGAACTTTTACACTATGTCCATTTTCTGCTTTATTCATGTTATATGTTCCTTTTGGTTAATATGAATTTGAGGCATCTGTTCCCCATGCCTCCCTGCGGGATTTGAAAATTAACTATTCAACAGACTATTAAATGCTGCATCAACACTTGATGCCTCATCGCCTTGACCATACTTTTTGGTCTCTGTCGAACGCTCTTCTGCACTAGCTTCTCCTGAAAGAAATTCGTCAAGAAGTTGACCAACCTCTTCTGGGGTCTTACGCTCAAAAAGAGCCCCAAAGTCGGGTACAGTCTCAAGATACTCCGCAACCTTATCAGAATCTTCATCAAGAACTGAATTCTGGCGACGTGGAGTGATCTTCGTTTGAGGGAAAGAAGCGCCTTGGGGCTTACCATAATGAATAAGAAGATCTGTCCCTTCACTAGGATCTGTGATATCCCCATATTCAGGATTTAGAACAAGGTTCAAAAGCCTCTCGTAAACCATCTTGCCGTATCCCCAGATACGAACACCCTTTTCCTCTTCGCCTCGAACGATTACAGGCGAGAAGAAACGTTGACGGGCCATTAAATTCTTGGCCATCTTAATACTATCGTCAGTACCTTCATTAAAAAGTTCGCGAACAAACGAATCAAGAGGATCCTGTTCTCCAAAATTCTTCTTTGGACTTAGAAACCCAGAATTCTTGCCTACGTTATAGTGAAACCAATAATCCTTAAAAGGATCGCCGTCTGGCGTAGGGACAATCCGAATTACCGATTCGCCGTCTTCTGGACGCCAAAACCTTGTATCGCCTCCCTTACTTTGATACTTATCCATTCTTTCACGAATTTTTTTAAAATCAATACTCATATTTTTTCTCCTATGAATTTGTTAAAGTCAAGATGACAAATCTCTCATCTTGCTAACTATACATTAACACATTTGGCGCTTT